GATGACCAGCGGTGTGCCGCCCAATTGATTCAGCGTGTAGGCAATATATTTGGTCATTCGCGTGTACGCGTCGTTATTAATAACCGCGTTAGAACTTGAGTTATGCCCAAACCGAACCCCGAAAATATTGCCGGCTGGAATCGGGTTAGTAATAACATCAATACCCGCCTGACCTAATAACTGTAATTCAGCCGACGAGTAAACCAGATTTTGATAACTCTTTTGTGTGCCGACAATACCGTAAAGCGGCTTGTTTAAGCTGGATTGCTCGGGTGATAAGTTAGCCAAACGCCCAGCAACAAAGCCTTGTGGCGAGATTAACCGAGTTTGCTGATTAACTGTATCTAGCCAATACACCCAATCACCCAGCAAGTATTTAAACGCATAACTATCAATACCTGCCGTGCCTTTATTCGTGATCGCCGTACTAATAGCGTCACCCGAAGGTGTCACCCCAATCATATAAATACCTTCAGACAATGCGAAGGAGACTTGAGTAGCAAACGTCGTGGTGTCGCTCACATCTGCTAAAAAGCCAATACTTGCCCCCGTATTACGTAAAGCATACATGCCTTTTCGCGGTACCGTATCAACGCCCACTAAAGTGGTAGATGTAATGGTTGTTACGCCATCAGTTCCACCCGTCAGCGTGTAAGCGGTTAGAGTAGGCGCTGTTACACCCGCTCCAGCCGTAGCTACTAATAACTGAGACGGGCCACGAATACCTGATATCCCGTTATTAATCGCATTAGCAATAGCAATCCACAAGGCATTTGCACTTAAACCCGCACCGATGTTATCAAACACCTCCGGCACCATACCGGCGCGTGCAATCGTTACTTTGCTAGTGGTTGCTGCTTTGCCCGCCGCAATCGTTACTGTGTCCGCATTGGCCAGCGTACCGGTGTATTTAGAGGTCACTGTTAAGCAGTTTGTTTGAATAACAATCGACGCTGCTACATCAGTGCCGTCAGTGACACGCACCGCACTAAAATTATTAGCGCCCTGCAGGACCGCCGCCGCAATCGCCGTACCTAAGTCATAGGTTCTGGCTTGAATATTACCAAACCATTGCCAAAAGTTAGCCATCGGCGAAAGTGGCACGGGCGTATTAGCTGGTCCCCACTGAGCAGTCCCAACCACACCGAGCTCATTAGTTGGTACACCGTTAAGATAAACGGTTTGTGGCGGAACAATCTGCACATACAAATCAGGAACAATGAGAGCGGTTGTATTAATCGCACCTTGCTGAGTAACTGGCATAAATTAAACTCCCGATACCGGAATAGCCGCTTTTTTAACAACATGACCGGACTGCTCAGAATCAAGTATTTCATTGATCGCGTTAACGTCCGTAATAATGTCACCCTTTTGATAACCGTTAAACGGCTCTATCACTACCAGTTCCATACGTAATCCTAATAATAATTCGTGGTTGATTGATCAAATGCAGTTGCGCCACTTTTTTCAGTGGCTTTATTAATCTGTATTTGAGTCACTTGTGTTTCTGTTTCGGTCGCTGTGGTTGAGTAATCCACTGAGTAGATTAAATCGCGCCGAAAGATTTGTTCGTTTTCAAAACTATCTGTTACCGGACTGGATACATAGATCAACCGCCCCGCCGTGCCATCAGGCAGCGTCAAGAAACGGATATCTGCCAGCACAACATCAATACCACTAGCAATCAATGCTCTGTGATTAGGCGTGTCAGCCCAGATTGAAATTTGAAAGCGCCGTAGTTGTTGACGCATGTTTTTGATGGATGTCCCGGTAACACCCACACGCACCGAATTAATCCTTGCAGTTGCCGACATCGTAATCACTGCACCACTTACCGACGACCCAGAAATTAATGCCGATAAAGCCGCCGCTATGCTGTTGAGAGTATCGCCGGATTGAACCGCGTAAACATAGGGCGAATTATTAATAAAAATAACCAGATTATGAGCGGTAAAAGGTGAAGGCATAACGCCGCCCACCGTTACCGTCAGCCCGCTAATCGTCAGCGTCAAAGTGGCAATATTCAAACTCACTGGATGCCAATCTTCAGAATAGCGCGTAGTGTTCTTTTCTTCTACCCTGCTAAAAATAGACACATGACAAATGCCAGCCAGCAAATCAGCATCAAGCTGTTGCGCATTAGGCCATCCCTCATAAAGCTTGACCGGCGTGGCCGCTATTGACGGGTTTGAGATGCCGTTGGGATAAACAGAGTTAGTCGCTATCGTTAATAAAGCTTGTGAAACATCGCTAATATCAGCCATTAGCTATGCACCTCATTAGCCGTAATTCGATAACCCATATCCGTTAACTCAGCGCCTTCTATGGCGTATCGACGCCCTAGATCATCAATAACAATATCACCAGCCTGTATCGTTATCGGCACCGAAGGTGGTAACATCATCTTATAGCCGGATTGACCCACATCAGAGGGCAAGCTTATTCCGGTTGAATCACGCCGCCCACCAAATAGTATTGAAGCAGGCCACTTGACCGTAGCGCCTAAAATAGTCGTTTCAGTGGCTTGTGTTTTACCGATATAGCCCAAATTACCCACGCTACTCGGCTGAATTTGTCTAACAATCATCACCGCACGATTGCAATCAATACAAATAATCGGTAATAACTGCTGTTGAGCACCGATAAACCAGATAGCACCATCTACCCGATACAGATAATCACCTGGCAATGTTCTTGAGCCATCAAAATCACCAAACCACAGAGGATCGCCAGGCAGGTTTGGCTTTTTGTAGTTACTATCACCACTATTAAATGCCGCATTAAGTGAGGCGATTTGATTAATCGGAGTTGTAGCAGATAAAGGCCGATGCACCGCACTCATTAAGCCAATACGCAAAGCCGCCTTTGCCCGTCCTGCGTAAATCTTGCTTTGAATCGTCGCTGCGTCCATTTACACCACCAAGGTAATACCATTGCTACTACCGCCAAATTGTGGCCCCGCCGGAACGCCAAGAAACCCGCAAAACCGTAACCGCCAATCATCAAAAAGGCGTTCGCGGTCAGCAATTTCATTCTTGTTATGCTTCCAGACCGCCGCCTCGTCCGTGTCCAAATTAGCCGACGCCCCAACAATCGCAGTTTCTAGCGTGTACAAATTAGCTAAATAAGTGATGCGTACTACAGACTCTTCTGCAGCCGTACAATTATTTAATTTATACTCAAGCACTCCGTATTGAGTTGAGAACCGATAGCCAGACGCGGGTGTGTTTTGAGCACCAAAGGCCCCATAACCACAAAAGCGCCTAACATCGGTTTTTTCAGCGTCGGTAAAGCTCATAATTAACCAATATCTAAATGTTCGACTTGATTGCTTACCAATAAAGCAATGTCAGCAGGATCCGTAATATCAATGCCCGGCTGCCACATATGCAATTGATCATCATCATCTAAAAATCCATACGGCCCTGTGATCTGTATGACCTTGGGTAATGGAGCCCCTACAGGCTCCTCAGTGATTGCTTTAGCCATAATTAACAATGCTCAATAACAACCGCTCTTTTATGATACTGAGCGCCTGCGGTAGGGATAATATTACTGTTAGCAGTGGCATCGGTCGGAGCCACGAAACCGCCGATCCAGAACCATGATTGAGCAACGATTTGTTGCAATCTATCAATCGGGCCACGCACCACTTGAACCACGTCATCAATCACCTGGATTTCAGAGTTATTAACATCCGATAATTCTGCGGCTTTTTCCTGCATCCCTGCAAAATCACCCTCGACTAATGCGCCTTGCGAAACTAAAACAGGACGGTGAACGGTTAAGCCCGCAGTAACAGGGTGCGCCTGTGTAAATGCTTCGGTCGTCGGGATAAAATTAGCACCCATCAACTGAAACACCTTACCCGCTTGAATCGCATTAGAGCCATATTGACCCTGGTACATCAACTTAAAATCACCATCTGCAAACAATTGGCGCATAGACACGTTATCGAGATACAAATTAAACATTTGGTCCTGAATACCGGTGTTATTACGCAAAGCCGCGATAGCATCCTCAATCGAGCCTAGAGTTAATAAGTCGGTTGCCGCTAAAGCTGATGTTGCAGTAGTTGCGCCATACGCAGACCCACCCGTCCATTTTGCGTTAGGGCGAACAATAACAGGCGCGTTAGGATGTATGACGCGGTTATAAGCCGTACCATCGGCTACGGTTACGTTGCCTGAGAAAGTTAATACGCCCGACACACCCAGTGGAGCGGTCGAAACGTTAGTGCCATCAATCGCCACGCCGGTTAATGTGTAAGTATTTGAACCTACCACCACCGAGGCGGTATTAGTGCCTGAAACAGCGACATACTGACCATTAACCAACACAGTCAAAAAGCCGCGCACGTCATCAACTGCTAATGTTAAAGCAGGTGCACCTAACGTAGTTCTAACCCGAGTTTGACCGCCCAGATAGCCATTAAACAGCGCATTACGTGCCAAACGGTCGAGTGACTGTTTAGCCTGAATACCGTTAGTGCGTGCATTAAGTAGAAATTGATTAGCAATGCCCACTTGTGAAGTCACGATGTTTAAATCGATCGAGTCACCGTATTGATTGATTGACAAAACATACTGCTCAATCGTTTGAGACGAAGGGGTTATCCCGTTATCTAAGTTGGTGTTATTAGATGCTACAAGCGGTGTAGTCGCCGGTGCTTTTAATCCTGCGCGGGTTTTAGTGATCGTTTCACCGACACCGATAGCGACCGTGGTTTTATCAGCAATGGCGCGATAACCAATAGCGGACTGTAAACCGGTATGAAATTCACGCTCCAAAAAGCCAGTTTGAATGGCATTTTGTAACGACGTTGGCATATTCTGAACGCCCATGAGTTTTCCTTATAAGAGTGATTTTAATCAGCCCCATGGAGGTCAGCTCCCGATAGACGTGTTTTTTGATAGTTTGCCCAGAAGGGCGATAGTTACTTAAACTGCTTTCTGGCCGCCGCGTATTCTTCGTCGGTCATTTCAGTGGCTTTTTTGGGTGCCGGGTCTTTTAGATCTGGTGTTCTATCGGTGCTAGACGTGCTGACGGCTTTAAACAAATACGGCTTGGATTCCTTCAATGCTTTAAACAGCGCCTCAGCGCCAACCACATCACCTTTATCATCTAGCGTAATCGTACTTAAATCAGCCAGTTTTAGGCCATCAAGATCAATCATTCCCGCTTTAACCGCTTCGGCTTTTAATTCAGCCCTAATAACCCGCTGATCAGCCGACGTCTTTGTTTCAGCCTTGAACGCCTCTACCTCTTCATCCCGCTTTTTCAAGGCCGCTTTAGCTTCTTCAGCCTCCTTCAAAGCAGCCTGTTTATGCGTTTCTGCTTCTTGGTTTTTAAGCCGATGCGTTTTATTTTCTTCACGTAGTTCGGTTACGTATTCCCGACTAAAAGTTTCGGGGACCTTCGCTTGTTCTTCTGACATCTGTCATTTTCCTTTGGGCATAAAAAAACCGGTATCAAGGGGCTTGGGTTGGGTTGTTTGTTTTTTTTTGCGGCTATTGCAATTCTTCCGTCCACATCAACTGCATATCTAAAGCGCCACCTGCCGGCCATGCCGCGCCACCCAAATTAAGCGCCAAGTTCTCGCCATTGGGCCTCAGAATATTGGCCTGATCGTTTAACCATGAATACTGAAATACTAATCTATCAATTGACCCGTTGGCTGCAGGCGCAATATTTAAACGCCCGCCATCCATGGGATTACCATTGATCGCAGTACCCAGCGCCGTTGGATTTGCTGAGTAGAGTTGTACGCTGGCTTGCTCAAGATCGTTATTAGAGTCACGCGCAACCCCAAGCTTAGTTGCAGATGTACCGCCCGTATTGGCAGTTGACCGCTTAAAAAGTTGCACAATAATATTTGATGCCGCTGTAGCGGTACCCGTGATGATTAATGATTTAACTCTGGCAATACGACCCGCCAAGGGTGTAATCGTTAAAATGTCCGTAGGTGTGGCGGGAGGCGTATAGTTTTTGATAAAAAGCGTGTAAGTTGCGCGTGACGGCTCATTGTCTGCAACTAATAATCTCGACCCAGATCCATCCCCCAAATCTAGCAATAGCTGACTATTAAATTTTAAAACGGCAGGATTCATAAGTTATTCTCAGTTTGTAAAAGTTTAGCGCGTTCTGCAATTTCTGTTTTTATGAGTAATAATTCTTTTTTCGGATCCTCAACATCATAATCTGCCGCGAGCGAGTTAACCGCCGTCTCAGTAGTCATAAACCCACCATCAACACCGGTTTTAAGTGCTTGTGATTTTGCCAGACTGTCGGTTGCTGTTGGTGCGTACCAGGCGGGCCAAACTAAAGCAAGACCACTATCATTAAGTGCCCCGATTTTGGCATCACCTACAATTAACTCTAGTTTATTTGATGCCGTGACAATCATGCTTAACAGCGATAGCAAACCGCCCTCACCATACGTAATGCGCAACGTATCAGCAAGATTAACCAGCGCTTGATTCATTAGCTCCATGGCTTTACCAGACTGAGCCGCACTGAGTTTTGATGCGTCGGTGCGATTACCACTAATTGACTCTAAAGCCAATTCTCGCAAAAATTTAACCCACTCGATAAGAGCCGCACTTGCTGTGCCGTTGATCTCTAGCAGTTTCGCATCACCATCCGCACTGACTTTTATAGCATTGCCAGCGCCTTTGATGATTGTGCCGTCACTAAACGCAGGCTCTTTAATCAACAAAGTGGGGTCTGAAGCGTACTTAAGTCCGCGACCACCCTGACTCAACAAATAATCCATTTCGATAGACGTATCAATCGCCTCGAAAAATGTGCAAGCACCGTCGATATCATCACCCCCCGGCAGATTTTTAATCCACACCCAGGGCACAAAACCCAGTGCATGAGTTACTGTGCGCTTAGGGTCGACTGTTGGCTCTTTCTCCATTTTTGAGTTGTGTTTGTAGTTGTCCTTAACGACAAAATACGGGATCATCCAAATCTCTTGATTTTCATCCCATTCTCGATGCCACCAGAAATAGACATTGAGCTCATCATCTAAGATTGAGTAACCCAGCTCTTTTAGTGCAGCACCTTTAACTTTGTATTTTTCGATAACCTTTTCCAACCTGTCGGGTGCCGTCGCTTTCCAGATTGGCGTCAAAAATAGGGTTTTTTTAGCATCAAAATACAATCTTGAATCAAGTATCCGCATTTGAATAGCGACACTGCCAACACTGCCCTTGATAGCTGCGTCTATCATCAAAAGATTGATAAAGCGTTTTTTTATGATGTCTTGAAGTGTCTTTTGTGTCGCCTCATCATCGCAATTAATCTTAGGGAAATGCCCCTCAGAAAATAAAAGAGCCACTGAATCTTTAACAACCGTTTTGCATAACGCATATTTGACAGACGGTCTACGGTCACGAATAGGCACATACTCGCCTCCATCCGTATACTCGGTATGAAAACCATACTGTAAATTATCGTAAATACTGCCTTCTAAGACGCGTGTCAGTAAATCTATCTCACGCATACGCGCGGGATAGTCTTTATCAACTGGGATAGTTTGAGCTAAAGTTTTAAACATTTATTTTAGATATAAAAAACCACAATCAAGGAGCTTATTTGTTGAGCTAAATATTGTTAATTTGATCTTTGGTAAATCCAAAGCGGATAATAGTGTTTAAGTCCTCAACATCTTGCCAAACAGGTTCAAGTGTAGCTGCTTACGAGCATTGAGCTCATCTTTAAAAAATCGTATCGTCTTATTTAAATCCCTTTTTAGAGTTTCATCATCCGTGATTTTTAGCGCGTTTATAGCCTTTTCCCTCAACCCTGTCCACTTTCCACTGTTCACTGTCCACTGAATCATCCCCGGCATCATCACATTCTC